TTATTCCGTTGTTTTTGTGGCATTTGTGGTAAAATTTGTGGTATTTTCATCTGTTTTTAGTGTGAAAAAAGCATCTACTTTGGACTGATTATGTTGTCTTAAATTAGAGCTTAGATGACTATAGTATTTTAATGTTGTATTAATGTCATCATGACCAAGCCTATCAGCTACATAAATAATATCCATACCCGCTTCTACACATAAGCCTGTATGCGTATGTCGTAGCTTGTGTAATGTCACTGGTTCAGAATTGATTGTACTACATATCTTCTTCAAAGCTTTATTACAAGACGCGTTGTCTACTGGCTTATTGTGGTAAGTGATGAATAATAACATCAATGGATTCTTAATAGCATGTTCCTTCATATAATCAGTATGCCAATTTAAATACGAATGTAAATATTGAGCGGTAGAGTTATCAATATAGATCACTCGTGATTTTTTTGTTTTGGTATCAATGAATGTATTAGTGTACTTGTAATCCCAAGCTTTATTCACAGTTATTGAACGTTTAGTGAAATTAATATCCTTCTTTGTTAGTGCAATAATTTCTTCGAACCTCATGCCTGTCTGGACAGCTAGAAAGATAACTGCTCGTGATATAGAATGAAATTTTGCAAGTTCTTCTAATAGTAAATGAACTTTGTCTGTTTCCATAAATTGTGCTTTATTTTTCGCTACGTCCTGTCCGCTTATATGAGCACCTATAGTGGGGTTTTTCTTCATGTAACCTAAATGAACAGCCTTGTTAAAAATCGCTCTAATTTTGCGGTGTCTGGTGTCTACAGTGGATATTGCATAGTCTACAGATAAATGATTAATAAATTGTTGATATTGAACCGCATCAATCGAATTAAGTTTAATTTTTTCATCGAAATAATCAACGAATTGATTATAAGCAAGATCGTATAAATTAATAGTAGATTGACTACTTTTCCCATCTTTAAATGTTTTCATGAATAGCGTATAAAATTCTTTGAAGTTCCATTCTTTCAGAGAACTACTATCATGCTGAACTTGTTTTAATAATTTAGATGCTTTATACATTAAGTTTGTTTCACTTGTATCTGTCAAACGCTTTTCTTTCCATTCACCATCGACTTTTATACGTAGGCGAACACAATATTTACCGTTTGCTAATTTTTTTATCTTCATTAATACCACCACCTGTTTATTTTTGGAACATATGTTCTTTTGAAGGGCGCAACAAATTATGGTAAAATAAATTTGCACGCTCCTACGCGTGTATTTAAGACGCTTATCCTGTGCGGGGAAGGGCGTTTTTTTGTTATCTATCTTTGTTAAAATTTTTGTTCATTTCAATTTCTGTCTCACCTACTTTTAAACCAGTTATTTTGACTCCATTTTTATTGTAAGAGTGACGAGCATTTAATATAGCTGAGTAGGCGCCCTCTGTGTAATGCATGTTTACATAAAGTGCATCTACTTTGCTTTTGTATTTGTCGATTACTTTATTAACTATTTCGTCAGATTGTTTTTTTGAGATTTTATCTTTTACAACAACCTCTAAGTGTTTACCTTGCGTTTCTTCATTTTCATTAATCTCATTGATATTATAGTTTTTTGTACTGACCAAATCATTAGTTTGTTCACTTTCCTTGTTACTTTCCTCTTTTTCGTTATAAGTTGAATTTCCACATGCTGTTAGACCAAAACTAAAAATAATTAATAAACCTGCTAACAATAATAATTTTTTCATCCCAATTCTCCCTTTAGTATATTTTTATATAAACACAATAGTGTAAATATCTAACAAGCAATAATTTGAATACTGCTTCTAAAAATAATTACATAACCATTACATTCCACAGTATTTCCATATTTATTCTTATAGTATTCAATAGAATGTTTTAAAAAATCTTCAGTCACTTCTAAAAACTCTGCTACTTCATAGTATTCTGTAAATCCTTCATAATAAGCATCGATAATTTTTCGTAAAGGTATCAGTGATTCATAACCCCAATTCCTTGCTAATCTTTCTTGTTTTCTATCATTAACTGTTTCCTGTTTAATAATATTACCAACAGTCAAATGATGATGACCAACTTCCTCTGCCAAAGTGCAACGCATTTCGACATCATTCTGATTTGGATTTACAAAAATATGTTTATTGTAATACAGCCCCTTGTGAGTATTTTCCATTTTTGTGTCTTCTATGATGGTTAGTTCAGGATATCGCTCTCTGTATTTATCTAACCACATACATACATCTCATTTCTTATTTATATTTTTGTTGAATGAAATCAATATACTCAAGAATTTTTTTCATATCTTCTTCTGTTGCCGCGGGATCAATGTGAGCGGCTAGTGTTGTCGCTTCCGGAGGGATGTCGGAGTCAATTTGCGGATTGTCGGTTCTTCCTAATAAGTAGTCAATTGATACATTGAAATAGTCGGCTACTTTTTGAAGTTTGTCTAAAGCTGGTTTTTGAGTTTTCCACCTGTATATAGAGTTTTCACCCATTTCTAATTCGCTAGTCAATTGTGAAATTGTTATTCCTTTCTTAGCAGAAAGTTTTTTTATTCGTTCAAACGTAGTCATATCAATACCTCACAGCATTATTGAATACAAACTACCAAAAAAGGTTGTAAAAATACTTTACAACTACCATAAGTGGTGGTAAGATATATTCATAAGCTAATTATTTAGCTAAACAAGACAACAAATAACCACATAAAAATACTCGTTCCCCAACGATTAATGGCTTTTGATAGGCTTATTTAGCTATGGGTATATACTATCACTATTGGTTGTTTTTGTCAACATTATGCTAAATAATTAGCTAATAAGATAGAAAGGAGTGATGGAGAGGTGAACAAAAGATATTTAAAAAGAAAAAAAACCAACATTCAACAAATTGAAGTCGGTCTTTACAAAAATTATGAAATTAAAGCTAAGTATGGAGCACCGGAAATTGACCTAAGCAAAGTTAAAAGAATTGTCATAGTCTTCTAAAATAATTTAACGCCTCATCTAAAGCCTCTTGGAAGCCAGGAGTACCAATATTAGAAAAATAATCCCTGATTTCATCTTCGCTTTTGCTTTCTGTTGGGAAATTACCATCTAGTTGAACATCATGAGCTAGATCGCCTAAAGGACTATTTTCGCTAAGGTAATAAGTTATTAAAAAATCATAAAAAGTCATCTGCAATCACCTCCAATCAAAAATAATTATATCACGTGAAAACCAAAACAAGAAAGGAGCAAAAACATGTCAGTAGAACATCAGCGTTTTGCAGTAGCGGTTTACGCGAAACTAAAAGCAATTAATATGAAACAATCGGATTTAGCAAAGACATTGAATATTAGCAATCCGTATTTATCAGATATTATCAACGGCAGACGTGAAGCGTTGAAAGTGAGAAAAAACATCATCGAGATTTTAGCATTAGATATTGAATTAGAGAAAGGAGAATAAAAATGGCTCGTCCTGTAAAAAATAAACATAGACCTATCAATTTTTTATACGGAGTATGGACGTTAGAAGATTTTGCACAAGCTAGTCCAAGAACTTACGGTTGGTGGCTGGATAACATTAAAGACTTTCCAGAACTTGCTGAATTTAGCAATTGGGCTACAAAGAATCAACGTGAAGCGTGGGCATTTGATGCAGTGAAAGCTAACAATTGGTTAATTAAAAAATTTGTATATAAGGAGGTTTGAAGATGATTGATGAAGTCGAAGTATTACTTGCCGAAATACGAAAATACGATCCAGAATTTAGTCCTAAATCAACGGGCAAATACTTACTCACAGAGCTTCAATCTCGACACTTAGACTATCAAATGAAACACAAAAAGAGACCAAAATACAAGCATCGTTTTGCGAATTCAATTGTAAATCGATGGTAAAAGAAAAACCCACAGTGATGAATAGTAAGTTAGTGCTTACTAAAACCGTGAGTTACAAAATAATATTTAAGGTAATTATATCACAGAAATGGAGATATGAGAATGAAGAAATTTTTAAATGAACATGAAAGTAAGCTACTAGTATTTATGTTTTGTTTTCAAGTAGGTGCATTATTATCAGTCACATATATTATCGCTGAATGGATAAAAATATTTTTGAAATGAGGTTTTGCAATGAAGCTTTTACGATTTTTCGGACTAGTCAGTGTAGATGAAAACGGAAATGAATATATTGAAAAATCAGACAGAAATACATTAATTTGTTTAGCTTTGACAGTGTTAATTGCATTCGTTGCAGGAATCGGCGGATTGATATTAAATGGCTGAATTAATAATGATTGTTGCATTAATACTACTATTAATGCTGCTTGCAAGGAGTGATAGAGAATGAATGTAGAAAATCCGATGATAGTTGATGATTACTGGGATGATGGATTTCGACACTGAGGAGCGTTGATAGATGAATGTAGAAAATACAATCGATTTATGCAGATTAAAAGAAATGTTGTTATATCAAAAAGAAAAAACGCAAAGAAATTGATTTTCAGATTGAGATTTTAGAGCGATTGATAAATGAGACATCAAAGAAAGATAACAAAGAAACTCAAATATGGCTGAGCAAGGAGTTAAACACATGAAAACAATCGCAAATGAGTATCAAGAATACATCACAGAAAGAATAAGACTAGGTGACAACGGTATAAAGCTAACTGCTTATAGTTTTGAAAATGGCTATCAAGCGAGAGTGATAGAAAACCTTGACTCTAATTTTGTATCACTCGTACTTGTAAAGTCTCATGACGGAAAAAACTCTATAAAAGATATTTTGCTTGAATTAACGAACGAACAACTGATTGAAAAGCTAGAAGAGATAAAGAATTTATAAATTAAGAAGTTAGAAAGGATGTTTTTCTTGGGGAAATATTATTGGCATGTGTCAAGGCTTGGTGGGAAACCGACAGAAATTCGACACTATAAGCACATTACAAAAATGTATAAATTTATTTTGCGAAATCCTGCTATGTTCAAAGACAAAACTTTAACGATTTATGATCACGCAAAACCAGTTACAAACATGACGTTTAACGAAATTAAGTATAGAGCTAGTTTGAATTTATGTGAAACGGTAGAACGAAAGTATGTGTTAGGACTTAAGCAAAGGCTTACGGAGGAACAGAAGGGTGTGCGA